CGATGCCCCAGACGAAGACGAGTAACCCCAGCAGAGCATTACCCAACCCGGTATCCGTACCGGGTTTTTTTACCGCCACATGAACCGAAAGGGATCACCATGCCAGTCACACTTGTAAAACAACCAGCAAAACCAGCAACACTTGCAACCCTCTATGAAGTAGCACCGAACCTGTCAGAGCCAGACGCATTACAAGTCTTGCTGCTAGTCAATCTGTCAGCAGATCAGGGATACACAGTTACCCATTCACTGATCGAGCGAATCATTCAGCGTGTCACATTAACATTTTTATAAGAGGTTTATTATGGTCGGAAAAGTCACACCGAATACGATGCTGTCCGCTTCCCGCTTACCTGCGGTTATGGGTTACAGCAAGTACAGAAGCCCGAACGATGAGCTATCAGCAACCATTGATGCGCTGGGAAACAAGACACCAGAAAGCATTGCCAATGAAGCAATGGACTGGGGAAACACGTTTGAGTCGGCGATATTGGAAAGGGCGGCAGGTCGGCTTGGAGTTTCAAATTTAATCACTGAGCATCCCGAACCTTACTTTCATCCACTGCTAAAACTTGCCTGTTCCCTTGACGCAACTGCCGATGGAAACGGGGTAATTGTCCAGAATAACCCCGATCTTGGCATCATGGTAATGGATGGGGAGTCGATCACCCTTGAAGGTCGCGGCATACTGGAAGCCAAGCTCACATCAGTCGCACCAGAACATAGCCCAGCGCTTTACAGGGGCGTGATCCAGCTACAGGCACAGATGGATATCACCGGGGCTAAATGGGGCGCTCTGTGCGTCTTATATCGCGGCACAGAGCTACGCATCTTCCTGTTCAAACCACACGAAGCTACCCTCCGAGCAATCGCCCAAGCTACCCGAGACTTCCAACGTAGACTTGACATCTGGAAAATGGATAGGCATATTGAATACTATCCTCCTGTCAACTCTGCCGTCATCTGGAAAATGGATAGGCATATTGAATACTATCCTCCTGTCAACTCTGCCGATGCCGACAGAACATGGGCGCAGGGAGAAGATGTCGCAGTCCAGCTCGGCGGTGAATTTGAAACGTGGGCGCGTGACATTTTGGAAGCCAAGCAGGACATCAAGCAGTGCGAGGAAATCATTAATGATCGCGAAACTAAGATCAAAGAAGCAATGCAGACGGCCAGTAAAGCAACGATAGGATGTTACCAAGTAAGCTGGCCTATGCGAAATTACCAAGCGACACAAGATCGCGTAGTCAAAGGAAAGGCTGCGTACTCAGTACGACAGTCAACATTAACCGTGAAGGAAATCAAATGAGTAACTTAACCGTGCGGCAAGGATTCCTGCCGACAACATTCTCAGAGGCAAAGGAGTTTGCTTCCGAGTTGGCGAACAGCAATCTTGTCCCGAAGAACTACGCAGGCAAGCCGCTGGATATTCTGGTGGCGATCCAATGGGGAACCGAAATTGGACTTGCTCCGATGCAAGCTTTGCAAAACATCAGCGTCATAAATGGCAAGCCGTCAGTCTACGGTGATGCAGCGATGGCACTGGTGCAGGCACACCCAGCCTGTGAGGGCGTAGAGGAGTTCTTTGAGGACGCAGGGACACCGAACCCTGTCGCAGTCTGTATCGCCCACAGAAGGGGGCGCAAGCCTGTTACAGCACGGTTCTCAGTGGAAGATGCCAAGCGGGCAGGACTGTGGAACAAACAGGGACCGTGGACTAGCTACCCCAAGCGGATGTTGCAGATGAGAGCCAGAGGTTTTGCCCTGCGTGATGCCTTCCCAGATGCGTTAAAGGGACTCATCACCACCGAGGAGGCAGCAGACTACCCGTCAGATGCCAAGCCAGCAGAGGTAAAGGACATCCCACGCAATCCATTGGATGCTATCGCTCCACCAAAATTGATAGAGGAAACCTATGAGGTACTTGAGACAGAGAGCCAGCCAGATGCCGACACACCGGAGCCAGAGGCAGAGGCGGCAGTCGTGGTTGAGGAGGTTGTCATCGTTCAGGACGCTGCTCCCGTGGAAGGGGAGGCGGTCGCTAGTCCAGTCGTTTCGCAGGAAACTGGTGCCGAATGGCCTCTCTTTGTGCCGGGGAAGGAACCCATACCCTACGGCTCGATGGATACGTGGCTGGTTGAGTACAACAAACTCGCCGATCAAGTCACGCAATCGGGCAAGGCAGCACCGCGCACCCGGATGACTAAGCTTCGGGAACTACGGGAAGCCAATGAACCCACCATCAAGCGGCTCGATACGATGGTGCGTGTAGTATTAACCCAAGCGTACCAGACCCGGCTCGGGTACTTAGGCGCAAAGATGAAAGAGGAAGAGGGTCAACCAGATAACGTGAGGACAGACAATGGACTACAACGTCAAGCTTGAACTAGCCAAAGAATACTTGCGAAGTAGGAAGAAACTCATCAGCGAACAGATCACAAATGATCCAAACCGCTTCATCCCAACCGCAGCCGTAGAGACAGATGTTAAAAGGACAATCAATGAATACAGAATATCCACCAGAAAAAATAAGGAAACCGGCTCATCGACTATTCGATTTTTTGATAAAAAATTATCGTCTAAAAAATGACAATGCACTGGCAGATGCGCTTGATGTAGTGCCGTCTGTTATCTCCAAAGTCAGATCCGGTAGACAAGTCACAGCGTCCCTCATCCTGAAGGTTCACGAGAAGTACGAGATACCCATCCGTGACATCAAGGTGCTGCTATGACCAAGCTAGAAAACACAGGCATTCGCTGGTGTACCTCATGCAATAGTCACCGGGAAATACAGGGCGGCTACTGGAAGAAGTGCAACAAGACAAACCGATGGGTATGCAGTCCATGCAAAGAGCGTAAGTCACCCAGCTTCTACGGGAAAAGTAATGCGCTGCCTGCATTGTATTAACTACAACCTGCGAGACTACCCCTCCCATGCAAAGGTGGGGTACGGCAGGTGCATGGCAGCAGACTTGCAAAAAGATGGGGCTGTGTTCATGTCAATCGCAGCAGAAGTAGATTGCGATGGATACAGCCCTGCTAAGGACGGCATAGTTTTCAAACGTGAGGAGTGGTATGAGAGCCGCAAAGGTTGATGACAATCAAAAGGAAATAGTGAAAGCCTTGCGGCACATGGGCTGCTTTGTTCAGCATCTGCATGGCGTAGGTGCTGGCTGTCCTGATCTACTGGTGGGATACAAAGGATTCAATATCCTGCTGGAGATCAAGGACGGAACCAAGTCACAATCCCAACAGAAGCTAACCTCAGACCAGATTATCTGGCACAGGGATTGGCGAGGGCAGGTGGATATCGTCAACAGCGTAGACCAAGCCATCCTCGCAGTGCTGCGGGTAGCCAGAGACTTGTCCGATATGGATGACCTCAAGTGAGCCTGTGGCGTAAACGACAAGTGGAGGAGTTAGAAATGCAAACAGAGAAGCAGGATACCCTGCCCGAATCATTAGCCGTTATTTGGTACGCCATCATCGCTTGTGCCTCATTGGTGATGGTGATACTCATAGCCTTACAGCCGCCCCCTACTTACCGCAACATTTGTAATGTGGCAGAGATCAGTCCAGACGTTACACCACAGGAGCGTGAGCGTTGCCGTCAGATCCGAGGACACAAACTCTAATGCGTCCAATCTATGAGACAGACGCTGATCTACAGCGCGAGAAGGAAGTACAGGAAGCACTGTTCCTCATGTGGGAGGTAGACTTTCACAAGCTGCCTCGTGCCTACCATGTAGACTGGATGCTGACCAAGAGAGGAGAGGCCAAGGCATTTGCTGAACTCAAGTGCCGCAACAATCCTCGCAGTCAGTACCCAACCCTGATGCTGTCCATGCACAAGTGGATGCACGGCAAGGCAATGGCACAGGAGATCGGCGGCAAGTTCTTAGTCATCGTCAAGTGGAGCGACGGTATCTTCTACCACACACAGGGCTGGTGCGATGTAACCTATGGAGTCGGAGGCAGGAAGGACAGGGGAGACAGTCAGGATATAGAACCAGTTGTCCATATCCCGACTGACTACTTCAAGCGGGTTACTTAGGCATTAAGGATTCGTACTGGGCGCGGCATTGCTTGAGGAGGGTGACGGCTTCTGCTCCTCGGGCAGCTTCCCTTGCAAGAAATTCTCCATCCTCTTTAGAAAGTCCTGCTCCAGTACATACTGTGGGGGTGCATCCAGCACTGGTGGTACTGGGCACGGTACTGATCGTGTTGGTGGTGCGACTCGGGCGGTCCCGCAGGCTGTTAGCAAGGGCAGTAGAGCGAGCATTAAGATTCCGAATTTCAAGATCCTTCTCCTGTCTCAATCGGTCTGCGGTCTGCTGCATTAGCTTCTCTCGCTCCCGTGCAATCTGCTGATCACGGGCGTGAATAGTCTCAAGCTCCGCACGTTCAGCATCCCATTTTGATTGGACCTGCAAGCGGCCTGATTCCTCCCCTCGCATGTACCCATAAGCGCCAGCCGCCGCGGCAGCAATCATGACGGCCAGCGCAGTGTAGGCGATGTTCATTTTGGCGGGACCTTAGTTCCGTCCAGCTTCTTATGCATCTTCACCATCTTGCAAACTTCGACTTCTTTTCCCTTTTGCTTTTCCTTGTGGCAAACCTTTTTAGTTTCAGCAGCAAATAAAACTAATGGCACAAAGGCCAGAATCGCGATTAAGGTTTTCATTCATCTCTCTCCGGGTGGGGTGGTTGAATAGGCGCAGGTTTGCCAGCGTAGCCAGCGGCAACAGGATCTCCCTCGCTGCGTACTGTGGTCACTGTAGTGGTCACAACGGGCGCAGGCTTGGGTGGTGGTGCATCTTTAAAATCAGCAGCAGTCGAGATGCCGGGCGGCGGGACGAAGGCATCCTTACCCTTGACGGCAATGAGGGTTGCCAGCGCGCCGAGTATGTACTTGGACATATCCGACAACAGCAGGAAAAAATTCTTATCTGCCGGAGCCATGCCCGACATTGGCTGGGTGACAAACACCACCGAGTACATCGACAGACCTGCCATGATGACCAAGATTAAGCAGAAGGTAATCCCGATGGTAAACTTCAGTAGCGAATTCAGTTGTTCTTCTGTGGCTTTCAAGATCATGGCTTTACCTTTTCAGGTTGAGTAACGTCTTCAGGACAAGTGCCGGTTGCAGTGCAAATAGGTGGTTTGCATTCTGTAGTCTCCCAGTTCTTTGGGTCTTGGCAAGGATACCTAAACCGATCACTGCAAGCACTAGCCGCCCAGCACATGCAGAGCATGAGCGTAATGTTTCTTACGATCTTCAAGTCCAATGGTGCCTCCATTAATTCGTTTGGTCATAGTCAAAATGTCGCCGGCATCAGCCAGCTTATTCAGGCTTGTTTGCTCCCAGTACCAGCAAGCACTTTGTGCCGCGCCTTCAAATGTCTGCATGTACTCAGACGCTTCCTCTGGCGTGATACCCAGTGAAGATGCAAACCAGAAATAATTATCTTTGCCAGTGACTTGGATTAGACCGCGGCCCTTGTACCGAGCACCATCTCCTGAAGACTCCGGGCCATTGCCCATGCGATTGGCATAGACCTTGTTTGCAATCTTGTCTGGTTGCCGGGCATAAGCATTGGCGGTTGTTTGATCTTTAAAATACTTATCAAAAGTTTTTAGTAATCCAGCAGCACTGTAGTTCAGGTTTTCTGTTAGCCATACGAATCCGCCAGACTCATGGCCACACTGCGCCATGAATGCAGCGATGCGCTTTGGTGTATTGATTTCGTAATCTTCAGTCAATGACTTGCCGGACAACTCAGTCTGCTTTCCGAACAGCGCGTCGTACCATTGCTGTGGGTACTTAGTGTTTGGCACCAACTGTTTGAACTGTTGCATCGTAATCATTCTTCACCCCTCAGTTCACGGACAATCTTTATCCGAAGCTCTTTCATCTTGCGTGTCTCCTCTGCTGCCCGGTGCAAAGCATTGTTCA